CGATTGATGTAAACCCCTTGCCCCCTATCTATGCGCAGATTTTGGAGAACGTAAAAGAGGAGTTAAAGGAAAATTCCGGGAACCGTGACTTCTCACAAGGAGCCACAAGCGGAGGCGTTACAGCGGCATCCGCAATCGCCGCATTGCAGGAAGCTTCAAGCAAGACTTCCCGCACCATGAATTTGGTATCATACGATGCCTTTAAATCCCTTATCACGATGGTTATAAGCAGAATGCAACAGTTCTACAGCGTTCCAAGAACCTACCGCATAATTATGAACAATGAAAACTACTATGCAATGGTGGGTATCTCCAAGGATTCCCCTATGGCAAGTGATTCCATGGCGGAGTTACTGCCGGATTCTGTATTCGACCAGTCAATAGGGAAGTACATGGGCGGCCATAAGCCTATCTATGATATTTCCGTAGGCGCAGAAAAGGCTAGTCCGTATTCAAGGGTAGCGCAGAATGAGTTTGCTAAAGAATTATTCCAGCTAGGGGTATTCAATCCCCAGCTTGCAGACCAAACGCTTGGGATGCTTAAGATGATGGATTTTGACCAAAAGGAAGAGATTATCCAGATGGTATCTCAAAATCAGACCTTGCTCCAAGAGAACATGAAGATGAAGCAGTTATTGCAAGGCTTAGGCGGGATTGTAGCGGAGACTACTGGAGACACAAGAATTATGCAGATGTTTGGTATGCCGGAAGAGGCGCAAGCTATGCCAGGGAAAGCAAGCGGCCAGAGTATCGCTGTAAACCAGCTAGGAGAGGCGCGGAAGGAGAACACCACATCACAAGCGGAGAAAGCTAGGATAGAGGCTAGAGAAAGGGCGGGCGTATGATAAAAGGCTTATGGAGAGAGACGGAGGGAGGGATAGAGCTATCCCTCCATGGACACGCAAAGAGAGAGAAGGAAGGCACGGACTACGCTTGCAGTAAGGTTTCCGCCCTGTCGCAAGCGCTTGCCTATAGGGTGCTGGAGTTCTTCAACAAGGATAGTAGGGGCGGAAGCTACTACTACAACGCAAGCCACGGAGATTTCACTTTATCCGTAGATTTTGGACGTATGCCGGAGGCGGAAAGAAGGGAAGTTCTGGCGATGTTTTCCGTTGCCCTGTATGGCTTGGATATCGTTTCCATGCAATACGAAAATAGTATCGTTATTGCTAGGGAATCTGTAAAAGAGAAGTGCTAAAACCGATATAGACACTAGGGAAAGACCTAAGAGACGGACACGCTCACCATAAAGAGCAGAAGGGAAGAAACGAATGAAAAGATTATACCTTGAACCTTTACAGTTTTCAGAAGGCGGAGCAGACGGCGCAAGCGGTGCGGAAGGCACGACAGAAGCGCAAGAGACTGCACAGGCACAGGAAGGAGAAGCGCAAAATCCGGAGGAGAATCCGGAGGAAGTTCCTAAAGAAGAGGCTCCAAAGGCTGACCTAAAGAAGCTACTGAAAGAGAATGAGGATTTAAAGGCACAGTATGATAAGGCGGTGCAAAACCAAATTATCAGACGTTTTAAGGACTATGATGGCCTTAAAGCAAAAGTTGCGGATTTAGATATGTTGTCCGGCTTAATCATGAGTGCATTTCCGGATGCGCCGCAAGACGGAGACCCCACAAGCTTAGTCGAATACCTTCAGAACAAAACAGATCTATACGCAGAGGCAGCGAGCCAAGCTGGAATGACTGTAGATGCCTATAGGCGTATGCAAGAGGTAGAGGCGAAGAATCGGGCATTACTTGGGGAACAGAGAGCGGCACAAGAAGAGGCGCAGAGAAGAGAGTTATACGCCCGCTGGGATGCACAAATCCCGGAAGTAAAGGAAGCTTACCCGGACTTTGACGAAGCGGAGGAAATGGGAAACGAGGAGACAGGGGAAAGATTCATTTCTCTGATTTCCCAAGGCTGGACTATGAAGCAAGCGTATGAAGCTATCCACATGCACGAAATCATGGACAGAAAGGCACAACTTGCTAAGAAACAAGCCGCCATGGAGACCGCCCGGCAGATTAAGACAGGGCAAGGGGATGTAAAAGAGTCCGCAACCGGCAGAACGGCATTGTCTCCCGTGAATGGGGATATTTCCAAGATGAGCGATAAAGAGATCGCAGAGATTGTAAACAGAGTAAATAGAGGAGACCACGTCATCCTCTAAGAAGAGGAGAAGAAGACTATGAGATTAGCAGAAACAAAGACCAATGTTCTGGATTTACTGTATCTTGAAGCGTTGCAGTTCCCAGACCCTACACCGATGAACCTTACCACCAGTAACGCTTCCGACAATGACCTATCCCCATCTAACAATAAGACATTCTATGACAAGAACCTTATCCGATTGGTGGGGCCATCCTTGATTCATGACCAGTTTGGTAAGAAGGAAAATATTCCTAAGAACCACGGAAAGACCATGGAATTTAGAGGATTCGAGCCACTGGCAAAGGCAACAACTCCGCTTACCGAAGGAGTTACTCCTACTGGAAAGAAGCTGGATATGTTCACCGTAACCGCTGTGCTGAAGCAGTACGGCGATTATGTAGCATTATCCGACCTTCTGGAAATGACCGCTATTGATAACCATGTGCTGGAAGCACAGGATAAGCTTGGCGACCAGGCGGGAAGAACCCTTGACACAGTAACCAGAGAAGTGATCAATGCCGGAAATAATGTGCAATATGCCGAAGGACAGGTATCTTCCAGAAGCGCCCTTACTTCCGCTCATAAGATTACACCTAAGGCGATTGCCATGGCGGTAAGAACATTGAAAAAGTACAGCGCGCCGAAGATTAACGGAAAGTACGTGGGAATTATTTCTCAAGACGTTGCTTTTGACTTGGAGCAGAACGATGACTACAAGAATCTATTTAAGCACACTGACAATAGTTCCTTCAAGAACGGCTATTTGTTCGACTTGTACGGCGTAGAGTTCTACGAGACTTCCGAAGCGAAGAAGTGGATTAACGCGGGAGCGTCCTCTGTAGACATATATTCCACCTTGATTTGCGGTAAGGATGCGTTTGCAGTAACCAGTTTAGAGGGAGAAGGCTTAGAGACCATCGTTAAGCAGCGCGGTTCTGCCGGTTCTTCCGACCCATTGAACCAGCGTTCTACCGTAGGCTGGAAGGCACTAAAGGCGGTAGCTATCCTTACAAACCAGTATATGGTTCGTATCGAGACGGCATCCACCTATAACGAACATGAGGCTAACTAAAAGGAGGTAGCATGGCAAATAAAGTAGTAGAAACAAATGTGATTGAAGGCGCGACAGTAGAAGCAACCGCACCAGTTGAAGAGGTTGCTCCAAAGGTAAAGGATACCGAGATGGTATTCCTTCCCCTTGATGATACCCATAAAAGACCGCTTTTCGTATGTGTGAACGGAAGGTCTTTAAGAGTTCCAAGAGGGAAGAATGTGGAGGTTCCGAAGGAGTTTGCAGAAGCGATTCGGAACTCCATGGAACAGGAAGCAGAAGCAATTCGGTATTCAGATTCCGTAGCCTACACAGTGGAAGGCTAAACATTGGAGGCGGTGGGGAAAACCTACCGCCTTTATTTTATACAGGAGGGGAAAAGATGATTAAAGTACGAAGCAAAACCTTATTCATTCCGGCGGAGGAGCAGTCCATCGGTGCAGTTGGCGAGGCGGAATCCACTATAAGAGAATTTCATATTGATAGAATATCCGGGGATGGCGTAGACCTTGCCAATTTGATTTTCCGCTTAAATTTGCGGTATGCGGGCGTACAGCGGACGGATCGGAGTGACTTGGAGAAGGTCGTAACGGATAGCACGATTATTCTAAGATGGACAATCTCTGCCGTTACGCTGAAGAATCCCGGCACAATATTTGTGCAGTTGGATGCCTTTGATGAGGGCGGAGCTTGCCGCTGGAAATCCTACCAAGGGGCAATGTATGTAGAAAAGTCTGTGGGAACGCCAACGGCAACACCGCAAGAGCTGTCAGAATTGGAACAGTTGGAAAGGAAGCTTGAAAAGCTGAAGGTGGCTAGTGAATCCTTAGAATCCATTGAGCAGACCGACAAGAAGTTCACTGCCGCTATGGAAGAGGTAAAGGCTAACAAGGAATTTGTAGCACAGGCGAAGGACAGTGTAGACGAGGCTAAAAGGGCGGTCGATACTGCAAAGCAAGCGGTAGATACAGCCAAACAGGCGGTAGATACTGCAAAGGCAGAGTATGAGGCGGCAAAGCAAGATATCATTGATAAGCGGCTGGAAGTGAACGCCTTATATGGCGATGTGTTTAAAGCCAAAACCAGCGTATCTAAGCTTGCGGATGATGTGCGTAGCGAAGTAATGATTGCGGCATCAGAAAAAACGGAGATTTCTAACAAAATTGCCGAAGTAGGAAGGGCAATTATTGGAACACAGCAGTTTTCTGAATCTGCCAAGACTGCCGCGCAGAACGCTTCCGCAAGTGCAGATAGGGCATCTGCTTCAGAAACAAAGGTGACTGAGGCGTTAAAGAAAGCGGAAAAGATGGCTTCCGGCGGTGCTGTAAGCGGAGTTACCGAAACGGAAATGCATCAGTATGTTTCCGAAGAGATTGGCAAGGTGCGAACAGGAGTGCCGGAGGAAACCATGCGCTCCTATGTGGCTGGGGAGATTGACAAGGTAAAGACTGGCGTGTCTACAAAGGAGATGGAAGGATATGTAGAAACGAAGTCTAAAGAAATTGCAGATAAGAGCATAGAAGATAAGAAAATCAAGCCAAAACAATATGGCGCAATGAATGCAATGAAATATTATAACAATGTTCCAAACGTTGAAGCTTCATTAAAGCAATGGACGGACTCACCGAATTCCTTGGTAACTGCAAAGGAAGCATTCAACATCGCACAAGAATTTGGAAGCAATGCGAAATATATTGCAGAGGACGCGCGGAGGAGAGCAAACGATGCAATGAAAGCATCTGGAAGCGTTGTAGCGTTTGTAAATCAAGGAGACTACCAACCAAAATATTACATATTGCAACGGCTAAAAGAAATAATGAGAACCGAAGGACGTGTTCCTAACATTGGAGATTACGTTGTAATTGGTGGGAAGAAGTTCTATGTAGTTGGTGTGAATTGTCAATTTAACAGTAACCGAAACGGCGAGATTCTACCAATAGAAAACCATATGGATTTTATTTGCATGGACACAGGAGTTATACCAGCGCTTAGCAATGAACAGGTTGCTAAGTACAAAGCGGATCCAGCCATAAAGAATAATTGGTCTGTGGCCGCAGTCAATAAGATAATGCAAGAGTGTGTTTTCCCAAGTTTCCAAGGAACGCTTGGAAATGAAGTTTTGGATGAAATATCTGAGAAGTTTGTGGGATTTTATGGGGAAGAACCATTATTCCAAAAACTGTGGATTCCGACAGAGAAAGAGCTACTTGGAACCAATGTAGGAAATCCGGAATATAAAGATACAGCTTTACAAGGGCAATATCCGTACTTTGTTTTGCATCCGAACGCATATATTAGCAATAAGCTTTTCTTGCTTTCTAAGTCTATTGGCGGACAACTCTTTTTTTCTAGCAATGGGACAGTGCTTCCGGGAGATTTTGGGTTCTTGCAAGCGAATGGAGGAAAAAACCAAATGGTACAAATCCCAATCGGATTCAGAATCCAGATATAGCTATAAGGAGGGTTCGCCCTCCTTTTTGCTTGGGAAAAATCCCGCCTTTTTCGAGATAATACAAAGAAAAAGGAGGTAGTGAAATGAAACTTACAGTAGGGGAAATTCTGGCCATGGTGGATGCAATAAGGCCGAACAATGCGGACAGGGAAGCAAAAATACAGTATCTAAACGAGGTAGAGGCGGAAGTATTTGACTTGTACCTTGGCTTTAAGCGTGGGAAGGAAGTAGAGATTAAGCCTATCAATGGGCGGGCATTCCTCCATGGGGAGACGGACACGCTGGAAGGCTATACCAATGCAGAGGGAGAGGCAAAGACAGAGCCGGAGGGAAGGCTTACCATTATGGGCACCAGTCCCTATCGGATTGTAGAACCACTAGGGAAAATGAAGGAAAGCGAGCCTATGAGACTGCTTCCTTCCCTAAAATCCTATACACAGGGGGATGAGGACGCTGTAGTTATCCTAGACAGTAGGTTTTTAGGAATCTATACAAACTATATCAAAGCGAAAATAGACTATGCGGAGGACGAGATAGAAAGCTACACCAATACAGTACAGGCATACAACGCAGAGAAAGAAGCGTGGCTGTCCTATCTTAACCGCTACTTAGTCCATGGGGAGAGAAAAGCAAGGGGGTTGATTTAATGAGATTTAAGCCAATGCAAGCGATAGGAAAAAGCAAGCAGATGATAGGCGTGTTCGGCGGGTTAAATCAGTCAAGTGTGGGGGCGGATAATGAGTTTTTGGACATGAAAAACGTGTCGTCAAGGCTTTATCCGTCCTTGACACTATGCGAACAAAGCGTTCCCTTCGCTGATTTAAGCGAGCCGTTCCAGTTCTTCTGGAAGAACGACAACTATTTCATTACAGCCGATACCATTATGAAGCAAGGAGAGAATGGAAAAAGGCTGAAGCTTAACAGGAAGGACTTGGACAGAACGCTTGTAGGCATGGGAGCGTATATCTGCATATTCCCGGATAAGCAAGTCTATAACACGGCGACAGGGGAATTATTGGATATGGAAGCCTCTTACACGCAAAGCGGCAGTATCTCCATTGCTCCTGTTTCGGAAGGCTCCAGCTTTGTAAAGATTCAAGGAACCAACTTAGGAAAAGCCTTTAAGAAAGATGATGTTGTTACCCTATCCGGCTTTACGCAGTACACGGATGTACTGAACGGAGCAAAAGCTATCAAGGAAATAGGGGATAACTTTATTGTTATCACGGCGGTAGATGAGAACGGCGCTGCACTTCGGAGCATTACGGAGGAAAGCGGGGTAAAGATTGAGAGAAAGCTTCCGGATTTAGACTTTGTTTGTGAGTTCAACAACCGCCTGTGGGGGTGCTCCAGCGCGAATCATGAGATTTACGCTTCAAAGCTGGGCGATCCTACCAACTGGAACAGCTATCAAGGCACGGCGGCGGATAGCTACGCTGTATCTGTGGGAAGCGATGGGGATTTCACAGGCGTTATATCCCAGCAAGGTTATGTGGTGTTCTTCAAAGAAGACTATATCCATACCATCTACGGAACAAAGCCATCTAATTTTAGCCTTGATACCGTACAGGCAAGGGGCGTTATGAAAGGGTGCAGTAAGTCATTATGCCATGTGAACGAAACGGTTATGTATGTGGGGCGTGATGCCATTATGGCGTATACCGGAGGAATGCCGGAATCGGTATCAGACAAGCTAAACCTTAGATGGTCAAGCGCTGTAGCGAATCAGTGGAAGGGGAAATACTACGTAGATTTAACCCTCTTCAAGAAAACAACTACCTACGTTTATGATTTGGTTCATAACGTCTGGATGAAAGAGGATGAACACGAGAACAAATTATTAAGTCGGTTCTATGCCAATGGAATCCTTTTTGAGACAAGGGAAAAGGAACGGCATATTAGTAGCAGATTTACAAGCTTAGAAGAAATCCGTACAGGGGATATGGACTGGTATTTGGAGTCCGTATATCTGGAGGAAGGCACAATCGACCAGAAGAAAGTCCATTCCTTGCAATTCAATGTGGAACTGGAGGTGGATGCCTACTTTGCTGTCTATGTGAGGTATGACAATGATGTTACTTGGAGAAGGGTGGCTTCAGTCACGGCGGATAGACGGAATACCTACACAGTGACATTAAAGCTAAAGAAATGCGAAAGATACCAGTACCGCTTAGAAGGGCATGGATGGTTTATCCTGTACGGCATGAGCAAGACCATAGGGAAAGGAAGCGAACGATGAGCGTATTTAGCGTTCCAAGGATAGATATAGGCGAGATTAACGACTTGGAGAAGGTCAAGGCGTATCTGGACGAGTTGAATAAGAAAATCCGGTATCTATCGGAAAATGTGGATCATGACAATATGGCTCCGGCTGAGTACAAGAAATTCTTCCAAAGCGGGGAGAAGGCTGTCGAGCTTATCCAAAGCATGGACAGATTCTCCTTGGCACTGGAGAACAGCGAGGAAAAGCTGAAGGCTGGTATTGAGCAGACCGCAAGAGAGATTAACCTGTATGCCAAGAGCGGGGATGTGGTCAATGAGGTAAACATATCCAAAGATAAAATCCATATCAGAGGAACGGCTTTACAGGTCTACTCTGAAAATTTCCGGCTAGATAGAGAAGGAAACCTAACGCTTTCCGGGGAAATCTATGCAGAGGCGGGCAATTTCGGCGGATTCCAGATTGTGAAGGAGGGGAACACAGAGTTCCTAAGGGGCGACACTATATCGGCGTGCGGCCTAGGAGGAACAACTGTGAATGTAAGGGGGCAGTTGGATATTACCACCGACAAAGATATTACCGGGTGCCATGTGGATTTTAGTAACTGCAATGTGCAAACCTCCACGAATACCTATTTCGGCTGGTTTTACTGTGAGGATGTAGTCTGCACTTCTTCCGTACAGGCGAATTGCGGCCAGTGTAACGAAGCATACATTGACGGATTGCTGGATTGCTTTGATGTGTACTCGAATAATAGGGTCATGGCATGGAGTGATAGGCGTTTAAAGGCGGACATTAAGCCTATTGAGAACGCCTTAGAGTACATTTTATCCTTGCGGCCTGTTGAGTACCGCTTAAAGGGCGATTCTTGCGTGCATTACGGATTTATAGCACAGGATATCCTTGCCGGGGGAGACCCTTACGGACTAGTAGGAGAGATGGAAAACGGCTATTACGCCTTAGATTATGAGGGATTCAACGGCGTAATCTGCAAAGCGATTCAAGATTTGAGAAACTTTGAGACGCTTTGAGAAAAAATAGGGAGGAAAATTTCTCATGCTGTATAAATCGGAAAGTCCGAATAGCATAAAAAGCACTAGGGATGTGGAAGGACATATAACAAGAATCAATAGGGCGGTGCAGAATGTTTTTTCCTCGCTGGATCCGGAAGACAATTTCAGCACGGAGGAACTGCAGCGGTATCAAGAAACAAAGCACTTTGCTTCCATGCTGGAGGTAAGGGGGAACGGACTAAGGACTGTATATACCGACCTTGTAAACAAGTCAAAAACAGCATACGAACAGCAAATGGAGCAGATAAGGCTTGCTCTATCAATGGGAGACATATCATACACAATCACTTTTTCGGAGGAGGCTATATCCATCGAGGGGGAAAGACTGGACATATCTACACAGAACTTTGTCCTAACCGATACACAAGCCGTAGCCAAGGGGGAAATCCATGCTAAAGGTGGAGAGATTGCCGGATGGAGAATTAAAACTACCGGGAATCATACGTCTTGGGCGGGCGGAAGCAATTCCAAGATTGAGGCACGGTCTATTGTTGCTGACTACGGAGAAGGAAGAACAATAAATGCTTACGGAAATGTAAATATCAATGCGACCTTCAAGGGGAATTTTGAGGATATCAATGTAAGCGGGGCAAAGTTCCTAGGCGGGTTCTCCTGTTCCGCTATGGAATCCTCCAAAAGGCTTACTTGTGGAAGCATGAGAATCTACACCACACAAAGGGCGTACGGAGAAACTATCCCAAAGGCTCCAACTCGACCTTCTAAGGATGAGCTGAATGCAGACAACAAAGAGACGTACCCTGGCCGATACAATACCAACATTGACCCAGAGGGCGGTCTGGTTGTTTCCGGAAATATCGAATGCCAGAAGGTACGATCCAGCACGGCAAATACTACATGGTCAGATATTAGGCTGAAGGAAAACATTCGAGGGATTGAGACGGAAGAAAGTAGCCTTTTGCTTAGGAATCTTTCTCCTAAAAGCTTTACATTTAAGGGGAGCGGTAATCGCTCGACTGGCTTTATCGCGCAAGAAGTAGATAAGAGATTTACAAAGGAAATGCAAGGGGGAATCCTTGCGCTGGATGTTGACTCTATCACTTGTTGCTTAGATAAAATTCTTCATAACATGGGGGAAAGATATGGATGAGATGACAAAAATTCGGAATCTTCTACTGCAAAACCAGAAGATTATCCGCTATGCCTCGGAAAACGTATCTTTCCCCGCCTCCTTTTCAGATGATTTTATAAAGGACTATGAGGAAACGGAAAAGGCTATAAAGGAATTTGAAATTAACTACGAGAAGATTTTGTTCCGCTTTAAGAGATTTGATAGCAATGTAGAGACCTACTTTGAAAATACGAGCAACATTCTACAGCTTGGCGTAAAGAAAAAGGATGTTGTAAGCAAGCTGAACACGGAGCTATCACTTGGAAAACATATAGAACTCATAGGGAAAAGGTTCTTAGTAAATACTAAGCACTTAACCATAAATGAAAGCGGCATGAGGTTTAAAGGAACGGTAAACGCCACAACCGGAAGCCTAGGGGGATTCACCATTAGCGGGAATACCTTAGTCGGAGCGGAGAACACGGCGATTGGTTCCGGAACAATCGAGGCGCACTATATGAATCTCAGAGGAGCAACGGCGGAGAATATCGACTGTAACCCGGATAATATCCAAGGGAAGCCTGTAACAATGACCTCTAACAGGCGGATAGACAAGGAAAGCAAGGAAAGCTCCACAACATCCTTCAAGGGAGAATTGTATGTGTCCGGGGTGATAGATGCTACCTATGGCTGGAATCAAGAGGTAGATTCTGACGGCGTTCCTCACGGGACACTTCCGAACTTTAGCTTTGATGTTCTCCATGTGAAAGGCGCTTGCACCTTGGCGGGAAGGAGCGGAGCAAAAACCCCCGCGAATCGTGCCAGGTGTTCGGAAATATTTAACGAAAAAGGGGAATCATGGTCGGATATTAGGCTGAAGGAAGGAATCAAGGATATAGACGGAGAGAAGGCATTATCTCTTTTCCAGAGGCTTCGGCCTGTTGAGTACCAGCTAAAGGGAAATACGGATAAGAAGATAGGCTATATCGCACAAGAACTTGATAAGGCATTTGAGGATTCAGGCCTTCCTAGCATTGTGAGGCAAGAAGGGGAATATCTGACAGTGCCATACGCGGAACTTATACCTTTAAGGGTAAAAATGATTCAAGAACTATACAGGAGGATAAAGGATGGAAGCAAAGGAAAAGGAACTCATGAAGGCGGCGGAACTGCTTAACCGGGTAAATGTATCCGGGATTCAGAACATGGTAAATATCGTTACTGCCTACCAGCTTATTACCGGCATGGCAACAGTAGAGGAAAAGGGGGAAGAAGATGGCGCTAAGTAATTCAATCGTAGATTATTTAAACCAAAGGGGACAGGGAAGTTCCTACGCTGCAAGAAAGCAACTGGCCAATCAAATGGGAATGACAGGCTACACAGGAACGGCAAGCCAGAACATTAGCCTTTTAAATCAGTTAAGAAACGGCGGAGGGAATAACAATCCTTCAGCGAATGTAATGGCTGGGGTAAATCAGCAAGCGCCCGCTCCTGTAAATCCCCCGGCGCAGAATGTAACAACCAGCACCAGCGAAAGCGGGAAGGTAAGCTATCCAACAAGGGGATATACACCATCTGAACAGGTGGACAAGGCGTATAAGGCATACACGGCACGATTAGGATCCATGCCGGGAGACTACAGCGAATCCGAATATGTGGATGCCAGGAGAGAACAGCTAAAGAAGGTAGAGGGGGAACGGCCAGACCCCTTTAAGTCCAAGTATGAAGCGCAGATTTCCAGCTTACTGGACGGAATCTATGGGGAAAAGAAATTCTCTTATACCGGGAAAGACCTTCAGAATGACGACCTGTATAAGATGTATGCCCAGAGATACACAGACTCAGCAAGGCGGGCAATGCAAGACACCATGGCGAACGCACAGGCGCAGTCCGGCGGCTATGGTTCTACTTACGCCCAGCAAGTAGGACAGCAAGCCTATGATACAACCATGGGCGGATTGAATGATAAGGCATTGGAATTTAGAGACAAGGCTTATCAAATGTACCGGGATGATCGTGCTAATCGCTATAGCCAGCTTCAGGCATTCCAAGGACAGGATAACACCGACTATAGCCGTTACAGAGACACGGTAAGCGACTGGATGAATGATAGAAATTACTATCTCAACGCCCTTAATGGTGAGATGGCTAATGATTTGAATGTCTACAATGCCAATAATTCCAATTACTGGAACGGCACTAACCATTTAGCCGGGCAGTACAATGCCGACAGAAGCGCCGACCTAAGCGCATACCAGCAAGACAAGGCAGAGGAGCAATGGGCAAAAGAATACGCCATGAAGAAAGAAGCACAGGAACTTGATAATGAACTATCAAGACTGAATATCGAAAAGACTAAGCAAGCACTTGCGCAGATGGCACTAGGCGGAGCCGGTGGTGGCGGTGGCGGTCGTTCCGGCGGAGGCGGAAGAGGCGGAAGAAGAGGAAGGAAAGGAAAGCAAACGGAAGTAAAGACCGCCGCACCTGTAAAGGTAGAGACAGGAAAGACAGGAAAGCAAGTCAGAAATGCATTTGATTTAATGGATGCCTTTGCACCTTACTTCAACAAGGGGGCGAATAATGTGGCGGCAAGACCGAACCCGGCAATTACTCCGCAGAACGCCCTAAAGGAAATCTATGCGCATGATGGCGTTGATTATGACCTTGATATTACGCCGGACGATCCGCTTACCTACATCACCAGAAGCGAGTTAAGAAAGGCAAGAGAGAAGAGAGGATATTAAGATAAAAGGGGGAGAAAATGGGAAGATTCAGTTCTTTATTTGACACAAAGCAACAGGAAGAGAATAGAAAGCTTGTGCAAGGCTATATTGCAGAGAGGGCAAGAAGAACAGAGGGGAGCGTGGCAAGGCCAGCTTCCCCTATTTCTAATTCTTCCCCACAAGGAGAGCTACAGGCTACTGCTCAAAAGAGCAGTACTTTTGATTCTTCTCCGCTTGGGTATAGGGAGAGATGGCTTAATAAGGGGCAAGGCACCACGAAACCCGCCGGCTTTTCCTTCAAGCTTCCAAAGATGAATCCTGTAGAAAACAACGGAGGCGGCTATAACTGGAGCGAAAAGCAAGGGGCGATTGGAAATGTTGAGAAGCCTGTCCAGAATCCTACAGCAGCGGCTCCGGCAAGAACCTATAATACGCCTACCACACTAAGCTCAGAGGCTATGGCTAATCTTAAAAGCTATCAAGCTAATAACGGAACTACGAGCCAGGATCTTTCCGGCGGCGTTCCTATTGACTTTCAAGGCTTAGTGAAGGATGCCTACGAAAATACTAGGGAGTATGCTTATCTTAATAGGCTATCTCAAAAGCCTATTGTAGGGAAGCTGGCTCCTGTTGTTGGTGCCGGGCAATATGTATTATCTAACATTGATAGCGGATTCGAGGGAATCAGAAATACGGCAGAGCAGATCATGTCTGACGATAAGATTTCTTCTCAGAACATGAACGGCGCATTTAGAAGTAATGCAATGCGGGAAGGTTCCTTGCGTGCCCTTAGAAATAACTTGGGCATGAAATATGACGGTGTAGAGGACACAGGGGAAAAGATTGCAAACTTTGTCGGCGGTACTGCGTTGGATGCGGCCAGCTCCGCGGCGAACGCCACCCTATTCGGAACTGGAGGACTTGCCCTTGCGGCGGGGAATGCGGCTAATCAAGAATACCTTGAAAATGTAGATAACCCTAATATCACAAGAGACCAGATGCTTTTAAGTGGACTGGCAAAGGGCGTAGCCGAAGCAGCTTGGGAGTTTGCACCACAATCCCATTTCTTGGAAATGTCTAAGAACGGTCTGGGAACAACCGGAAAAGAGATTGCAAAGAACGTTTTAAAGCAGATGGGGCAAGAAGCCATTGAGGAAATGGGAACGGAATTAACCAATACCGCATCCGATTACCTCATTAAGGGCAAGCAATCCGATATGGTACAGGAATATCTTGCAAGACGGCAAGCCGGAGAGAGCGACAAGGAAGCGAAATTTAATACCGCTAAAGGGATTGCGGCCAATGTTGCAATGTCCGGACTTGGCGGAGCATTATCCGGTGGATTCTCTACAGGAATTGCCGGAATGTCCAATACTGTACGGAACGGATTTGCCTATAGCGGCATGAATGGAACCTATCAAGATATTGCAGATAGTGCCGACACCTCCACCGAAGAGGGAAAAGCTATCCATGAGGTAGCTACAAGGCTTGCAGAGAAGGAAGCCAAGGGGCAGAAAGTAAGCTTGATGGATAGGGGATATTTAGGCAATGCTATTGATAACGCCGCCATAGAGGCTTCCAAACAGGCAGAGACGAACAATTCTACCCTTGAAGCGGAAACAAGCCGTAACGGCGAGCCTGTGCA